CCCTTCACCGGTACCCTACTGGCCAAAATGATTTTTCAAAAAGAGGGGGGACTAAAAATTTTCATTTTTCATTTTTGAAAAAATTTAAAAATTCTTTTTTTCTTTTTTTTTGCCAGTACAATCCTTGATTGATTACTCTATTGTTCACTCTATCATGAAACGTATTGTGTTTCTTATTCGTCAATGGCAAACAATTCCATTCAACAAATTCAAGCTCAGGATATTCAGATACAGGAAAGATATGATGTACCATTTCTGCTTGAACAGAAATTCCGTAACGCAAACTTTCTTGGCAAAGATAATCATGCTTACGCATTATCCTATCACGGAACCTCTCCCACTTCTTAGACTTCAAGGATGGTCTGATAGGTTTGTTGTGCATAGCAAACCTCCTTTCCAATACTAAAAGGGACAGGCCAGTGACCTATCCCCTCTCATACAAGAAAACCATGCTACCATAATAAACCTTTTTTTGTGAGACTTCAAGATGCCTTTTGTCTCATTTTATTTTGTTTATAAAATCACAGATTAATACATAAAGAAAAACGAATGGTAAGAAAATAAATTGCAGACCTTCAGTAAAGATGTCTAATACATCTCTTTTTGTCCAATCAAAAAAAATGACTAAAACAATTAAGGTTAAAAAATAGACAACTAGATAACCTAAAAATAATTCCAATGTTTCATCCTCCAACTATACCAATTTTACCTCTCACTTTCACATATCTTATATTTTGTTAAACTCACTCTAAATCTCAAACCCTTACTAGGCATAGGTTTTAAAGCGTTTCGTTTTTTCAGTTTATGCTTAACTCATTATGTGAAAGTAATATCTAAAAAAATTAAATGACAAAGTTTCGTAGTGCATCATCAAGCTCTGCTTGCTCAATTCCTATGTATCTAAGCGTTATTGCAGGTGATGAGTGATTGAACATTTTCTGTAATGTTCCTACGTCCTTTGTCTTTTTGTAATATTTATAGCCGAACGTTTTCCGCATTGTATGTGTGCCAACGTTATCAATGCCAAGTTCTTCAGCTGCTTCATGTATGATTTGATAAGCTCTCTCACGAGTGATCGCTTTATTCTGACCTTGCCTACTCTTGAATAAGAAATGATGAAATGGTTTGCCTTCAACGTATCTCCTCATTTCTTTCTTGAGTTCTTTTGTCATCCGTCTCGTTATCTGCTTGCCAGTCTTCCGTTCTCTCAGCTTGATGTGCCAACCTTGTACATCTTTAACTTTCAATGTAAGTATATCTCCGACTCGCAAACCAGTATTCAGGCCTGTAATGAATAGCATATAATACATCTCATTCCACTCTTTGAGATAATCTTTCATTGCCTGAATATCATCATTATCTTTTATCGGTGATACAAATTCCATATTCTACCTCCTTTCCACAAAACAAAAAGCCAGCATTTGCTGACTCTTGACGATACTTCTGTTGGACAACTTTTCTGACTAGAATTAAGGATGATTCCTAAAGTGTGATGTGTGTTTTTGTTTCAGAAGTTCATGCTATCATAATAGACCTTTTTTTGTGAGACTTCAAGATATCTTTTGTCTCAATCTTATTTACAACTCACCTTTCAGTATAGCGTACTGTTCTAAGATAATCCTCCTCCTTCTATAAATTGTGGCTTTGCTCATGAATTTCTGTTCAGCTATTTCTTCCCATCTCAGTTGAGGATATCTCCAGCGTAGATTAAAGATTTCCTTATCTTCATCAACTAGACTGATCAGGAGTTTGTTAATAATGGCTTTGAACCCTTCGAGAAATTTTAAGGTTGGATCATCTGCAATTCTGATTGCGATAGTTTCGGTAGGTTTGCTTATTCCCACAGTAGGTCCACTTTGAGCATCCGGGTTTCTGGTTTCTAATTCTAGCCTTCTTAAGTCTATTGTGCGTTGAATGTTTTGAAATTTGAAAAGTTCTCTGTCTAATGTTTTGAGGTCTTCGTCGCTTAATTTCTTCAATTCCTACCCCCTCGATATCTTCGTGACTGCTTCCACTTGATAATCTTACCATCGTTATTGTTGTTGAAATAATTCGGCAATCTTGCTGTTGGACTCTCTTTGTAGACCACTTTTTCAACTACCTGGATTGTAGGCATCATTTCATCATCTATCCACCCAACAAGCCACGCAGGATTTACATCGTAAGTTTTAGCAATCATTTCAATTTGCTTAATCGACGGATACCCACCTCTCTCATACAAATGAATTGTGTTTTGAGAAACACCTGTATCTCTGGCCATATCTTTGACAGAAATACACAGGTCCTCTCTAAGTTCTTTCAATCTTAGCTGCATCTTGCTCTCCACTTTCTAGCATTAGCTTTTATGAATGTAGCCTGCTCTTGCATCTGCTTCCATTCGTAATCCATGATGATTTCAAGTTGGTTGTTACAAAGACCTTTTAAGAAATCATTTTGAGCTTCTAGCTTCTCAATATCCTTATAGGCCCTTTCGTACAGTTCGTCTTCCAGAAATCTAATGCGCTCTGCCATTGCTTCCTGAATGATGATGTAAGTTGGTTTCTTGTACTCTGCCATTACAATATTACCTCATCTCCAATTTTCAAAAATTCGTAGTTGTCTTGCGATACTACGAAAATGCCGTAGTTCTGTATCGTGATCGTGTAGAGTTCGCCAATCTTCTCCTTGTGGACGACTCTGCCTTTGATTTCTGCGCCTTGATTATCAGCCTTGTAGATTACAATAGGACGCTTTGCTTCTAGTTCTGCAATCCTGCCCATCTGCCAGACATTCAATCCAGCAGACAATAAGATCCAGATTGCGATAAATCGTTTCAATTTTCATTCTCCTCCGTAGCATACTGCAACCATACAAGAGTTTCATATAAATCTCTTGCGTGTCTCTTGATTTTTCCTAACTCATAGCTGTTTAGATTATCTGAGTTTGTTATAATATCAATTTTTATATTTTCGATAGCTAGAATAAAATCCTTTGTGCCTTTCAATCTGTGACCTCCTTAAAGCGCCTATCTATTTCGGGGCTTATTTCTTTTGAAAATAGGATTCTTCTTTTCTTTTTTCCTCTGCTTGTGATATTCACTATCTTTGTTAAAAATAATATCTTCATCTTCAATCAGTTCAGGAATGAAGTATCCAGATGGGTATCGTTCAGGTCGTTCCATCACTCCACCTCCTCGATCTTGATTCCTGGACAATCGAATACCCAGCCGAAATCATGCGAAACTACTTCCTTTTTCGTGAGTTTATAGCACTTTTCTGAAAAATTAGTGCATTTTGTAAAAAGGAGCACTACGGGAGAAAAATGTCCGTATTTATCTGCTAAATCTGCATTTTGATTGACGAGATATAAGTCCCCGTCATTTCTGTTTAGAAGTGTTATTTTGTATTTTTTCTCCTCCTCAACTGTATAGCCGTCCAGCCACGCTCGAGCGAAGATTTCTTGGTTGTCCAAATTTTTAACGATCCAGCGATAGGTTCTTTTGCCGCTTGCTTTTGTCGAGCAATAGAGTGCATATCCTAGAGCAATTCCATTGGTTTTACAATACTCAATCCAATCCGCCACAAACTGTGGGATCACTGGTTTATTTAATTCTTGTCGAATCTTATCAGCATCTTTCAATTGATTGCCAACCCATGCTCCCTCAAATTTGCCCTGCTCGTAGCCTTCACGATATTTCATTGAACCGTATTCGTCCCCTAATTCTTTTAGAATGTCATTAAGCCATCTGGTTTGAGTTGTTGGATCAAACCCTCTAATTCGACGAACAACATCTTTTAATTTGAACGGCAACGGTTCTGGCTCGTCCAAAGACCGTAAGTCTTTCAAAACCAAATCAATTGAGGTCATTTTTTTCTTGCTAGCTTTAAATTTTTCATAGCGTTCAATTAGTCCCTGTATGTTCATCTTCCAATTCCTCCATAAATCAAATAAACTGCAATAACTAACTGAGACATGCCTGGTGAATAGCCAATCCAATCATCAAACTCCTTAGATTTTGGCAACCAATCCTTAGTAGCTCCCAAATCATAGTCTGTAGGCTTTTCATCAGCGAAGATGCATTCCATCGCTCCCATAAACGTCATACCACCTTCTGCCATTTCCCAAAAATAGTCCGCCCGGTCTTTCACTGCTTGTGGTAAATCTTGCTTGGGAGGTTTGGGCTTCCCGTCTTCTACCGACCAGCCGTATACTCCATTAACTTTTTTCTTTAATTCTTCCATCATCTTCCAACTCCTTTTCCCTTTATGCTACTTTTTTTACTAATTTTGTTTGTTTCATCCATTCATTGGCTATGTCCCAGACTTCAGCTGGTACATCTTGGTTATACTTTCCACGAAATTGAGCTATCTTCCCCTGCTTTACCTCAAGTGTGTAAAGAGGTGTTTTTGGTTGATTTGATAAGCGTACAAAGACTATCAAAGTATCCCCTTTGAAGTGCTTATCTGTGTATGAGCTTACGCAATGATGTAGCTTCTTGCCTTCGTAGATCAGTTCGGCCACTTTTCTAGGGACATGGAATGCATATCCGTTGATTGTCTTATCCATTCCTTCTCTAAGTTTAAACTCAGACTCAAGCTGCTTACGTTTCTTCTCATCTTCCAGTTTGCGTCTTTCTTCAACAAATTGATTGTATAATCCGACTGTGTGATTATGCATGGCCGTGAAATCCTTTGGCACAAGCATAGCATCGCCTTCAGGCTCAATTCCCATTTCTCGTAGCATTTTGAGATAATCAAGATACTCATTGAATTCAATGCTATTCTTGATAACCCATTTTTGAAATTTATTGACCCCTACACCTTTAGGTATGTGTTTGATGTCATGGTATGTCAGATAAGATTCAATGCCAGGCACCAACTGGCCATTCCGCTCTTTTAACCGACGACTCAATTCAAATTCATTGAAACTACGATTTGAATTCTTGAAAAATTGTTTATTCTTCTGAAGCCATCTGCGGTTCAAGGTCCGCATATCTACTGTTCTTGTAAATCCGATTCTATAATTTGGAAACATGATTTCGTTCGCCAACCTATAAGCATGAATCTTCTGAGCAAACTCGATTTCAAACTTATATTTGTAAAGCCGTTCAATTTCCCAAAAATAGATATTATCGAATTTCAAATATTTGAGTTCGGATACTTTTTGAAGTCTCTTTTCCCAATTGTTTGGATAAAAAATATTTCCTGTGTAAAAACCGCCACTAAAGAAATTAGCGAATAGATACGGATAAAATTGTCCGTTGTAGTCTCGGCCAATCTTTGTGTGTTTGTTATTTTCAAATCGCTCTAGATTAGTAAGTTGAAAATTGATAAATTGTTTCCCTTCGACCAGCTTCGAGCTAAATTCATAAGATTGGATCTCGATGCGTTTCGAGGTGCTGAGAATGATAGAGAAAAAGTAGGTTTTGTCATAAAAAGTGAGCCGTGACGACTTTGTCAGTCGTTTCTCGATACAATGGCCAAGGTTCAAATCTGAAGCGATTATGGTCTTGTCCTTATTGCTCCATTTATAAGTTGTGATTTGCGAGTAGCACCAGCTCCAGAAATTTGCAGGTGGTTTCAATCGTCTATCAGCTTCTCGCTTGCATTGTTCATGTTTCATTCATCCAAGAAATCGAAAATGCTCATTTGCTTTTCGACTGCTCCTTTCTCTTTCTTAGTTTTGATCGCATCAACTTTATTTTCAGAAGGATTTTTAGGCTTTTCTACCTTCTTCTTGACAGATTCAACAGGTACCTGCTTGATGTTAGATACTTGTGAATTTGAGATAAAATATTCTCTAACCCATCTGAAGACAGTAGCATCATCGATACAAGCGACTCCGTTTTCAGCAAATTTACGAGCTTTTTCTTTAGCATGGCTTAAAGCACACTTCAGAGAATATCGCTCTTTTAAGATTCCTTTAAATAATTCCTCATCCTCCTGATCGCATATCCAGTTATGAACACGGTCAAGTGCAGTATCATGTGGTTGATTTAATTCCTCTAGCAACTTAGCTAAGGCTTTTTCTTTAAAGTCATTCATATCATTTTCCAAAAAATGCGACTGCCTTTGTGAATTCGGCTAAATACGGGCAGTCGCTCGTCCAGGTCACACGACCGATTGACGCATATTCTAGCTCGCTTTTAACGTGGTTCGCGGCACGTTGATTTTGTTGCTAAATAATAGCAGTCAATAGCACCGTAATCAAAACGTACATCATCTTTCCCGATGTGTTTTTTGAATTTTGGCCTAGTGATACCTGAGAAAGCCCATTGATGGTCTTTCATCCGTTCGATAAGTTCCTCCGCATTGTTAAAACTTCCAAGGTAAAACTTGCAGTGCCCATTGTAGACGAAATAGAGATTTAATAACAAGGTGTCCCACCTCTCTAAAAATAATCTTTCCTTTTATTTTTCAAATCATTAAAAACCATCAGATGATCATTGTCTACACCCTTCATCAACCGAGTCATAAACGGCCGACCATATCGCTTCTGAATTTCTTGCGCTGTCAGATTGGTTGTTATAACCGTATTGGCCCTTTTATTAAGAATGTTGTAAAGAATACTGAAGGACCACTCACTGTCCTTTTCCATACCGAGATCATCTAAGACCAAAAACTTTGCACTAGCAATTTTATTGACCAGGAACTCTTCCTGGCTAAAGTCCGCCTTGATTTTCATCAGTAAGTCAGTGACATTGATAAAAATAGCAATTTCCTTTGTATTCTCTGATAAATATTTCATCATAGCAAAAGCAAGATGGCTTTTACCTGTTCCAGCTTCTCCTTGAAAAACAAC